CCTAATGCATGGTCTGGTGGGAATAATGTTAGGTTTCTTGATAATGGAGTGAAGAAGGTAGCTGGTTATGAGGCAGTCATGGCAACAGTTCCATTTCCTCCTTACTATATTCAACCCTATCTAACAAACACTAACACCTATTATTGGATAGCATATGGAGCTACAGACATAGCCGTCTGGAATGGTTCTACATGGACGGATGTAACTAGACAAGCTACCGGAACCCTTAGCGGTGGTATAAATGATGCGGTTGCAACAATAACTTTAGCGGATGCTAGCGCATTCCCGGTGAGCGGAAGTATAGCTATGGGATCGGAAGCTATTGACGATGGTGATGCTGATGCGTATGAGGAAGTATCATACACCGGAAAATCGAGCAACGATCTTACTGGTTGCTCTAGGGCGCAGGGTGGCACTACAGCCGCCCCACATTCAAACGGTTATACTGTCACACCCATAAGTACAACAGCAACCAGTGATAGTGATTATAGTGCTAACCTAAAAACTAATAGGTGGCAAGCTACTAATTTAAACGGTTTGATTGTAGCCACTAATGGATCAGATGCGGCACAAATGTGGCCACTTAATTCAAGCGCCACACCAGAGCTAACAGTCCCTTTTAGGGAGCTTAGAAGTTGGCCGTCTGGAACAAGCTGCAAAGTTATAAGGTCTTTCAGAACATTCCTTGTTGGACTAAACTGGTCAAGAAGTTCCATAGAAGAAACAAGATTGGTTAAGTGGTCAACTGAAGCCGCCTTTGGACAACCGCCCTCGACATGGCTGGAAACGGATTATAAACTGGATGCTGGTGAGTACCAGTTGGCAGACACGCCGGGGGATATAGTTGATGGTATGGCGTTTGGGGATTCTTTCCTGATTTACAAGAACGATTCCATATACATAATGAACTATGTAGGAACACCATACATATTCTCATTTAAATTATTGTCTCCAACAATAGGATGTCTGACCAAAAACGCCCTAGCGGAATATGAGAATGGGCATTTCTTCATTGGGAACTCTGACTTCTATATTTGTAATGGTCAGAAGGTAACAGCGCTCCTGCCGGAGAAGTTAAGGCGTACAGTATTTGAAGACTTAAATGGTGCTAGCGATAACTATAAGAAATGCTTTGTCGCTCCTGATTATGTAAGAAATGAGATGTTAGCCTGTTACCCATCCGGTAGTTCAGATGAGGTGAATAAGGCTGTAATATGGAATTGGAGAACTGGGACATTTAGTTTAAGAGATTTGCCAGATACCTCCCACATTAGTTCTGGAATTGTATCAATATCAGCCGGAACCACTTGGACAACCGTTGCTGGAACTTGGAACACCGGTTCTGGAGCATGGGGTACTGGCAACTATGATAATGTTGCAGAGAATCTTGTATTTGCCGATGTTACTAATACGAAAATATTTAGGGATAATTCCGGAAACAAAAAAGATACGGCTAACATGACCTCATACGTTGAGCGTACCGGGTACGATCTTGAGAGTCCTTCTGAAATAAAATTCGTATCGGCAGTATATCCGGAGATAGAGGTTTCGGGAGGCAACTCAGTAAATGTATATGTTGGTCACCAGATGGCTACAGAAGAAGCCATCACTTGGGAAGGCCCAATTTTGTTTAACCCCAATAGCCAATCAAAAGTTTCTTGTAGAGTTACTGGTAAGTTCTTTGGTGTGAAGATAGAATCTGCCGGCGACTTTGATTGGAAACTACATAGTTTAGCTTTTGAGGTACAACCAAGAGGGAAGCGCGGAGGCAGGTCATACTAATGGCATACTCACCTAAAGATGTAAAGTCGGTAAACAGGTGGTCGCCAAATCCAGCACCCGTATCCCCTGAACAACTACCCGATTACCTCTTTAACGAGTTAAATAGGGTAGGGGATATTATATTTAATATTGATACGCTGAGGTTAGAACAAACTAATGTAGAGCCGTCTAAAGCAAGGGATGGTGATATTAGATATGCTGATGGAACGAATTGGAATCCGGGGTCTGGTCGTGGCATATATGTTTACATAGATGATGCCTCCCCAGCTTGGGAAAAACTATGACTGTAAAGGGGCATTTAGTAATGCCGGAAGATGTAGCTTATGTTTGGGATAAGGTCCACCCATTTCTTGACAGAGTTCAAGAACATACAGAGGGTGAATTAAATTCTGAAGATTTCTTAGAACCGCTGACTCATGGCGATATGCAACTATGGATATTCACCAAAGATAACGAGGTTCATTCTGTGATGGTAACACAGATCATTGACTACCCACAGAAAAAAATCCTGCGAGTGATCTCACTAGCGGGAGAAAGTTTTGAAGAGATAAAATACTTTCAGGAAAACTTGGAAGTGTTTGCTTTAAAGATGGAGTGTAGTGCTCTGGAACTGTGGGGTAGAAAGGGATGGAAGAAGTTATTGCCGGATTGGAATGACACTTACATTGTATATACTAAAGACTTAAAATCGAGGATGCAATAATGTCAGGTGGAATGAATCAGCAGTACCCGCCAATGGGCGGAGGAATGGGCGCAGGTGGACAAGGCGGCATGAAGCCTATAGGTACATACACATCAAACGATTCATGGATACCAGAAGGATCGCCACAATTTGAAGGTGGTGGGCCTATTGGGCAGCCAACTTTTGGTGTGGGTATGCCCGGTGGTGGTGGATCGTGGAATGGTCCCGCCCCACCCGGATTTACACATGGTGGCGGCCCATCGACAATGGCCTTAGAGGAATTTATAAACCCGACCACAGGTCAAACATGGACCGCATCTCATGGTGGTTACCAGCCTCCTCCGGGATGGCAGAGAGTCGGCGGTCCGGGGTTTTCGGCTAACCCCGGTGGTGGCTTGGGTCATTCCCCCGGTATGGGCGTAATAGGTGGTGGGCAAGGCGACCCGAACCGACCAGTCCCGTATCGGCCCGGACCTCCTCCACCCCTATTGAACCAAATATATCCTTCTCGCGACAGGTGGGCTGGCTTGGGACAAGGATTCTCAGAAGACCAATTCATGAGAGCTAAGAGTTTTGCGGATCGCGGTAAAATGGGTAGGGCAAGACAGGCAATACAACAGGGTGGTGGTCAATGGTCACCACAACTACACGGTTTATTAAGCTCACCCAGTGGCCGATGGGGTAATATGGGCTGGGACACAATGGCTTAGGAGATAATTATGGCATCTTTACCAAGACGAAGACGAAGGCGTCCGGGCGGAATGGGGATGGGTCAGTATGCCCAGTACCCCGGAATGATGAGCAATGCGACTCCATCGTTCGCCGGTCCAGAATATTACGGACAAATGTTAAATAGACCCCCGCAGGATTGGTCTAGGTTTATGCCATCCAACTTTCAGTTAGCTGAAGGTGGTGGAATGCACTACAACATGAACCCCTATGGTTATGGCTCTGGCGGCGGAAGCGGCTGGGGTGGTGGCTTTGGTGGTGGCGGTGGTGGATTTCCTCCCGGTATGTTCCCCGGCTGGCCTCCCGGCGGTGGCGGCGGTGGAGGTGGTGGTGGAGGTGGTGGAAGTAAATACCCCGACGTTAGAGAGGGTTCTGACAAAGAGAAAGATTTAAACTCTGGTAGAACACACCATCCTGAGATGTATGACCAAGATGATAACTGGGTTGGTGCTGAGGGTACTAGCTATGATGGTGCTGGTAGGGAATATGATGCCGCTGGCAATCCTACAGGAGGATACATAAATGATTCTCTTGGCATAGGAAATACAATTCTTGGATGGATGGGGGCGGACTCAGCAGAAGAACAAAGAGCCAGAGCTATCATGGCTGAAGCTGATATGGATGTCACAAGGAGTGTTGGGGCTGGAACTCAAAGAAAATACGGTGCGGGGGGTTACTCTGGTCAAAACACACCGTCTGGAAGAACTCCTTACGGTGGCCCCGGTGTGCGAGGCTTCACGCCTCCCGGCGTGGGTGGTCCTCCGGGAGCTTCATGGGGTGATTTCTCTGCCCCTAATACTCAAGCGGCCGGACCTCCCGGTGCCTCATGGGGTGACTTTTCAGCACCCAATACACAGGCAGCCGGACCTCCCGGCGCATCGTGGGGTGACTTCTCTGCTCCGAATACTCAGGCGGCTGGTCCTCCGGGTGCAGGGTGGGGAGATTTCTCTGCTCCTAATGCGCAAGCTGCCGGACCTCCCGGTGCATCTTTTAACGATTTCAACACTCCTAATGACCCGTTTGGAAGTGCTTCAGGTCTAGCGGCGGCAAATGCCGCGGCACAGGCTGCGGCTGCCCAAGAGGCCCAAGCGATGGCCGCCCTAGAAAACTGGGGTGGTGGCATGGGATTCTTAGGTGGGCCAGAAATTGATGTAGAGGGTCCAGAAGGAGGTTACGGTGGTGAAGTCGGCGGTAGAGAAACTGGCGGTGGTTATCACGGGAGATAATGTATGTCTAGTGGAACAAAAACAACGAATGCCCCGTGGGGACCGCAGCAACCACACCTCAAAGATATTTTTACGAGGGCGCAGGGGCTGTGGGGTCAAGGCCCGGCAAGACACTACGGAGATTTCGGTCAGACTGTAGCTGGACCCAGTGGTCCTCAGCAACAGGCTTGGTCCAACACCATGCGTTATGGTATGGGTCCACGAACTGGTGCTCAACAGGCGGCGGCTGAGAAAGCTCTGATAGGTGGTCTATCCGGTGGCGTGAATACTGAGGTATTCAACCCCTTGATCAGCAACATGGCTAATCAGGTTACGTCTAATCTCCAGAGTAATATCATGCCTAAGCTAAGACAGTCTGCAATGATGTCTGGTCATCAGGGTGGTCCCGGTGCTAGCTCTCGACAATTCGGTGAGATGCAGAAGGGAATATCTAACGCTGTAAACACCAGCCTTGTCAACAGGGCCGCGGATATGTACGGCGATGCTTACAGTGGTGCTCAAGACAGAGCGGTTCAGTACGGCCAGATGTACCCCTCTATAATGTCAGCCCCACTCCAGATGTACGGAGCAATGGGGAATGTGGGTCAGCAGATGCAAGACCAACGACAGAGGGGAATAGACGCTGATATGCAACGCTGGAACTACTACGCGAATGCTCCTCAACAGCACCTGCAAAACTTTGCGAACATGGTGCGTGGAAACTACGGTGGAACATCAAGGCAGGGTGGTGGAATGGGCAGTATGTTAGGTAGCTTAGGTTCAGCCTTATTAATGGGGATGGGATAATGAATTTTAATTTAGGTTCTATGTTTGATAACTTTACCCAAGACCTCGACAAAGAGTTCTGGGGGTTCGCCGCTTCATCAGCGATGCCCAGACCAAGAGCTAATTTGAGGGGTGGTAAGTTCGGTGATGACACACTAAAACAGGCAGGGCTATATCAGGTAGCACCTCCGGGAATTTCTTATGGCCCGACCAACCTGAAGAGAAGGGGCCGATGACCTACCAGCAGTGGTTAATGCTACAGCGTAACAAGTATCCGGGTATCCGGATGCAACCTTCACGCCCCGGCCCATATGGTGAACCTCAGTTCGCACACTTTGGTGGAAGACCAGCGTGGATGGATCAGAAACAACCACCGCCTCCTGAAACATGGGGAGGGTTGCTCACCAGCATGGGTGGTGCTGAAGACCGTCTGGATTCAATGCCGGATACTGAAACAACCACTGTTATAAAAGAATCTTTAGACCCTGAAGTAGCAACGACTAAAACGACCACCATTAAAGGTGATCCAAGTTGGAAAGGGTCTGCCGCTTTTGCTGACCAAGATGTTGGCATGGGTGGTGGTGGCCCGTTTATCGGCTTAGGCGATCCTAGAAATGTTAGGGCTGGACCGGATATGCCTCCGGGTTATGCGCCTAATCCCGCCTATGCTCCTCCGGGTTCATCCCCAAGCATGGGGGCAGAATATCCGCATCGTCAGATGTCTAGTGAGGAGGCTTTAGCAGCGGCTCAGGGGCCAATCGTTATAAATGGTCAACAGGTTAATCCAGAAGAACACGTTGGTGTTGGTAGTATTGCCAGTAGGTTGGGTTTAAGTAGTCGTCTAGCTAGGATGCAAGCAAAAAATAGGGCGGCTTATGCTGCCCAGCAAGCTGCGGCTAAAAAAGCTGCTGCGTTAGCGGCGGGTGTTGGAGCGGCTGAGTATGCTAGGAGAGAAATCTTTCAGGGGGAGGGGGAGCAGCCCGTAACACATAGAGAGTATATTGATCCCGGAGATTATACCGACCCCGGAACAGACCATTACCTACCCGACACACAGGGTAATGCAGCGTTAAATGATATAGAACAGGCAAATATAGATGCCGCTTGGAAGACATCAAAAGATATGACCGGCGTTGGTACGCCAGCAGATATAGCGAAGGGTGTAGCCGCTGATAGAAAGTTGATAGATGCCGCAAATAGGGCCGGCGTTTCTTCCACCGACCTCCTAACGGAACAAACAATAGCAGAGGAGCATCAGAAAAGACTGCCACGCGGTGATAGAACTTCACCAGATGAATCTGCACAAGCTATTATTGGAAGGCTTCCATCTACTAGACGCCCCTACGAAGGTCCGGGAGAGAGAGGGTTTACCCCAATCACCAGACCCCGCGGAACTATGGGAGAAGGTGGTGTTAGTCAGCAGGGTATTGGTGAACTTCCTAAGATCAACAATGCCTCCAGCGCTGACATGAAAAAGATGAGAGATGACCCCAATCTCGAACAGATATGGGGTAGGTATGCGTATGATCCTGCCGCAAGAAAGAAGGCATACCTTGATAACCTAAAAAAGATTTACCGTAAAGCTATGTTGCTCGACGCAATAGCCGCGCTTACGGGTGGGGAGTCTAGGTCCAAGCAGTACCTACAGATGGCTACCGGACGTTTAGATGCGATTGACAAGTTCGATGAAGAGGAGCGCGTGTCTAATATTTGGAGAGAAGTCTTTACTAATGATGAAGGTAAGTTTGATATGCCAGCATCTAAGACTGAAGCTGCTAGACGAGCGGCACAACTTGGCGCTAGCCCCAAAACTATTAAGGATATATTTGGTTCAATATCGGAAGAGAAGAAGAGAGATCAATACTTTAAGGTTGATCCCAATGATCCGGCTAAGTGGGAGATTAAGAGGTTCGATTCTGATCCGGGTGAAGAATGGATTAGAGGAACTCCGACAGCTACGTCGCCGGTTAAGGACAAATCTACATACCACATCAAAAACCTCAGACACTGGGAATCACTTAAAAAGACTGATCCAGAATTGGCTGACTCTTTTGGTAGGCAGATTGGTGCAATACCAAGAGACAAGACAATCACACCATCTAAGTGGGCCAGCATCATAGCTCAAGACATATCAACCGGAAGGATAGAACTACCCGCAGGTATGACAGGCATCCAATTTATACAGGATTTCCTGACTAATGATGAGGTGGAATATGTCGGAGAAGATGGGAAGACAACCACCCTTCCCGGCTATAACAAGTGGATGGGTAAACAGCCAACTAAAGATGAGGTTGAGTCTGCTGTAAAAGAATCCGGTAGTGAAGATGAAACAGACGCGGTTATCGAAACAGACGAGGTTATCGAAGCGAGGGTGAGAGCCGCACATCCTGACGCCTCAGATGCAGATATAAGAGATACGGTAGAGGCTATTAAAAAGAAGCAGAGGGGTTCTTAGGTGGCGGTTTTATCAATGCCCGGACTTAATACGGGCGGCAATGTTTTGTCTATGCCTGAACTGGATGAGGAAGAAAAGAAAAAGAAGTCTAAGAAAGAGGCTATGTTCTTTGCCGCACAACTTGGATTCTTTGACACTGTTAGGGGTGTCCAGCAGATAGCTGGGTACGACGCTGATAAGTTGGCTGAAGATCAACAGGAACTCCATGAACTTGAAAAAGAATATGGCGGTGGCATAACCGCGGCCTATTATGGCGGCCTTGTTGCTGACCCTGTTGGCTGGTTCCTTCCAGTATCCAGACTTAAATACATAAAGCATGGTGCTGGTCTAGCGCAGAAAGTAAAGAACCTCGTACTTCCGGGCGCGGCTTCTGGTGCTATAGCTGGTGGTCTTGGTTATGTTGATGAGTCAACAGGATTCACCAGACCGCAGCAAGCTGGCTTAGGTGCAGTGGGTGGTGCGGCTCTAGGTCCACTAGCTGCTGGAGTTGCTAAGGTAGGTGGTAAGATGTATGAGCCTGTAGGCGAGGCAATCCACCGGGGCTTGACGACAAGGCTCGATGCCTCTGGTGCTACGGTAGGTGGGCTAGCTGGATACAATGTTCATCCAGATGCTCCCATAGAAGATAAGATGGTCAACGCTCTGATCGGTGCTACCATAGGTGGTGGTGTTGGCATGGGTGCATCTAAAGCCATGTCACAATCTCAGAAGGATTCTGTAGGCAGGTTCTTTATCCCTGACTACGGTCTTGCTGATAATTTCATAGCCCGACGCAGTAAATTCTACGGGGATAGGAAAGCTATCGGCGGAGAGTTTGATGAACTGGTAAGGCGTGTGGCCGGCCTTCCGGTAAACGCTAGAAAAGCATTGTACAAAATGCTAACCGATAAGAATGCCAAGATGGATGAGGCACTTGAACCACTGAAGGGTGAGGTCCGTACTCTTGTGAAGAAGTATGGAGAAGAGTTGCGTGACATGGGCCTCATAGATAGGAACACATTTCAAAACAATGTGGACACCTATATGCACAGAA